CAAAACCTCTGCAATAACTTCAGGTGTGATCCTTTTATCTTTAGTAATCAGATCAAGTATATTTGACTGCAATTGTGTTACATCTTCGAACAGTTGTGTTTCCTGAAAGTATGCACGTTGTTTAAATACGTTAAAGTTTTCTTTGCTTTCTCCAAACTCATCTAATGATTTAAAATCAAAGTGTGCAGAAAATCCTTGTCCCTGTTGAACTGTTGGCTCTAAATCTTCACCACCCTCTTTTGGTTGTAAGCTGATCAATGACCTCAACTCATTAGGTGTCAATTGTTCAAGAACCTTATTCGCAACCAATGGACTCAAAGAATTAATCGCATCAATTACATCTTGATTTGTAGTTGTTTGCCTTACTTCAATCGGTTTCAATCCGATCTTTTCACGCATCTCATCCTTATCCATAATCTGCAACAATGCAGTTTCTGTAAATTCCATTCCGATTGGTTCGGTAGGTATGATCTGTAAATCTTCCGCATAACCTGCATATCCTGCCAACATATTGAATGTTGATTCAAGGAACATTTGCTTTGCGTTTACATAAGTATTTTTGAAAATCTCATACCCATCACGCATCTCTGTTCTGCTTCCAAGTTTACCTGCTTCAGCAATACCGAATATGCTCGGTGTTGTGATCATGTGTCCGCTAAAAATGTTGGTCTGTATCAAACTGTCAACCCTTCCGAAATCCTCTTTTGTTAAATCAGATTGACCAAGATCATCAATGATTGGCTTACGTGAAGCATCATTAACAAATGCCAACATATATTTGATGCCATCAGCACCTGTATAAGTATTTTTAAACTTACGATGAATTACACTTTGCTCATCAGGTGAAGGCTCACCATTAGGAAGTGTAATAAGTTTACTTGCAGAAAACCCTGTTTTGGCATTACCAAGAACGTGTTTCGAAACCTCAATATCAGATTCAATATAGTTTAATGCACCAAAATACGAAGGCAAAGCATAAACCTGCGACAAAGGTCTGTACTCCTTTAGGTAAAGGATTTGTTTGCCTTGTGGGTTTTTTGGGTTAAAAACTGGATAAACTTTGTATTTCTCTTTATTATCTTTCCAATCTTCTTTATACCAAAATTGAGTATTGTCTTTGTTAGTTCTGAATTTGGTATAATCACAATGCCATATTTCTGCGATTCGCCCTATTCCCCAAATAACTTCCAAATAAGCACCCCCAAACAATTCCATGTCCAATGATACCTTTCTTGTAACATCATCCAAATTTTCGGTTCTATTTGGCTTCTGAATGAATCCTTCGCTACCTGTCCAACCATTGCCACAAATGTAATGTACCTTTGACTTTACAATCGAATTGTGTTTAGCACTTTTGTTAAATAGTTCCACAAGATAGTTTGGATAGTCATTACGATGACCATAACCGATCCATCCTTCACCTTTCTTTTCGATGTATTCAGGCTGCTTTGCTTCTGCAAATTGAACAAGTACAAATTGATTTTCTAAACTCATTGTCTTATTTTATATGTGTCAGTTGTAGAATATTCGGTATATACTTCCTCTGATTCCTTTAGCATCATAATACCACTTTCCAAAAGGGTTAAACCTGTGGTTGTGGTATTGGTTGCACTGGTTTGCTGATATACGTAATACGTGTACTGACCATTAAGTTTACTTAAAAAATATTGATTTACATTCAACAGGAATTTATTGTACCTATCCTTATGTAAAGATAAATCCTTTGCGTTAGTTAGCACAAATTTTACTTCAGTATTTGTTGACCTTTGTTCAAACACAAATAGGTAATTCGGTGAAGAAATAGTCTGCTTCTCCGTTAAAGTAAAATATACATACTGAATTTGTCCTTTTGTTAGTACTATCACAACAATAAATGTAAAAAACGTTGGATATTAACAAAAATGCCCCACCATATCGGCAGGGCACTCTTAACCATTAAACTCTACAACTTATGAACCTGCGGTTTCCAACTGTCCTGCGACTGTGGAATTTACTTCAGGTGAAAGTTCAGCTTCCTGACCTGTGAAAGTCAAAGAATATCCTGAACGATCACCAAGTGCAGCACCGCTTTGAGCAGAACCGCCTGTAATATCTAATCCTTTCGTAAGTCCCAAATACCAATACTTACCATTGTTATCTTTAGCTACTGCAACCAAAAGATTCTTTGCAAGTAACAGGATTTCGTTTCTTGTATTTGCCTGAAGTTTATTCAGGATGATTGTCAATTCTTGCTGATAGAAAATCGTTCCATTCTCAACAGAAGCATTAACATTCTCAACGAAACTTGAAGTGCCTTTAACCAACTCATACTTGTAAAATCTTTTTCCAGACTTTTTAGTTAGAGCAGTCATAACACCACCTGAAACTGTGTAAGAACTTACATCTGATGATGCCATGAAGTAAACTTCAGTTATACCACCAAGTGAATCTTTACAGTCCAAAACGTAGCCTTGCGTTAGTGCACAAGCCATTTTATTTTATTTAAAGTGTTATATAAAAAGGGGAGTATTACCTCCCCATTTATTATGCAAGGATGAATTTAACAATCTCATCAGGGAATGCGATGTTAACACCCATCTTGAATTCAGATACGAAACGTACTTGGTCAGCTTCTTTTGCGTAGAAGATTTCAAATTTTTCTTCTTCGTTCAAAAGGTCTGTACCCAAAAACAAGTTGCTCAATCTCAAAGCGTATGCTTTATTTGTTCCGTTCAAACCTTGTACTGCAACAACTTTGATTGATGTACCGGGAAGAATGAATTCGCTATCAGCTTTAACATCAATTGAATAATGGAACTGATTTGCGTTTTTAAGAGCAACTGTATATGTTCTGAACAAATCTTGTCCGCAGAAGATAATCATATCATCAGCAGCAACAACCTGTGCAGGAATTGCTTTGTAGATACCATCGAAAATGCTGATTACATTAGCATCTGTGATTGTACTTAAAGGTGCACCTGAAATATATGTGGATGCGTTAGCAGCAACAACTCCAGCAGCAGCACCGATCAACTTAACCAAACCATCAAATTTGTTCAGGTTTACGTTAACTGAATCAGTATCACCCTGCCAAATAGCAGTTTCAAGTTGTGCAGCGATTCTTTTTGCTTTCTTGTCAGCAAACTCTTGTTCGAATGGAATGCTATCATACATTGAACCAGTTGGCAATGCTTTCTGCAAGTATTTAGCTTCCAAGTCTTTCGGACAAAGTGCTTCATTAACTTTAATTTTACCAACAGTTACAGTTCTTTGTGTGAAAGAAGTTGAACCTGATGCGTTAAAACCGCATGATCCACCTGCTTGAAAAACTGCGTCTGTGTCCATGATGTTAATGGTTTCTGCGGATTTTACTCCTACCATTACGTTACCTGCACTCTTAATCAAAGATGCAGTTTTAGCACCCAATACAGATGATGTAACCAAAAGAGCTTCATTCTGCTCTGTATAGGCTGCAAGGGTTGATACGTCAAATGCCATTTTGCTTTAGTTTTTATTGTTTAAAATTGCGTTACGATATTTATTAAGTCTTTCGAACTTAATGTCTTTTGTTGCTTCGAATTTGAAAGTTTGTGGCATTTCAATCGGATCAGCCTGTGGAACTTTACTCATTTCTTCGATCAGTTCAACCACTTGTGCAAATCCTGTTTTTGATTTACTTTCAAGTGCCTCAATCTTCGCCATCAAAGCAGCGTTAAGAATTTCCATGTCAGAAATTTTTGACTGAAATTCAGCAGCCATTTCTTCCATTTTCTTGTCCATTTTCTTTGACTCAACCTCAACATCAACATTTTCTTGACTTGGTTCTTCAGCTTTCTCAATCTCAACGATCTTACCTTCAAGTGTTGAAATCTGTGTACCATCTGCCAATTGATGCTCACCATCAGGTGCGTTTGAGCCATCTTCCAATTTTACTTCACCACCTACTTCAAGTGATGAAATCATAACCTTCGTACCATCTGCAAGGGAATATTCTGCAAAATCAGCAGCTTTAACTTCCTCAACAGGTGCTTCTTCAGGTTTAGGCATATCTTCGAAAAGTGCCTTGATTTTTAGTATTGCTTCTTTAGGATTCATACTTTTATTTTAAATGTGAATAAACAAATTATATTACCACTTAACAGAAGATAAAATTCGCTTTATATCTTCTATCATCTTCTGATCCTTTGATTGTTCTTTCTTGTATTCAAAAATACCTTCAACAGAAAAACCCTTCACTTCACCATTCTTTACCTTCTGCCAAACCTCATCATTGTAAACTTTAAAAGAACCAAACCATGATCCTTCAGGTGCATCTTCAAATCCCTTCATTGGTGGAATGCCACGTTCTTTGTCAGATATAAAGGATTCGAACATAACAATATCTTCAACCTTAAAATCAGGATTATGCTCCAAGTTAACATTAGCTTGATAGCCTTTCTTGAAAAACTTCTGTGCAATTTTGAGAATAGTATCTTTGCTGAAAGTAACATAGTAATCGCCATGAGTATTGTCGCTGCGAAAAATAGGTGTATCAGCCAACATAAGAGCACCGCTGATAATACGCTGATCTTCCGAAACGATTTCAAATACGTGTTTATCTTTAAAAGCATTCCAATTCCTTTGAATCGCAGGTCTGTCAACTAATGCCACGAAGTTTACTTCTGCATCATCTTCGACATCCTCATTTATCATTAATTCGTACAATGGTAATTCCATGAAAATAAATGTTTTAAATTTTAGTAATTATCTACTTAACCGAATTTAGCTTTATTTTTAATTGCTTCAATTCTTTTCTGACTTGCACTAATATCTGTTTCAACAACATATGCTCTGATTGCCTGATTTCCGATTGCATTAATTGATGCCTGATTCAACTGCGTTAACTGTGCAGTTTGTCCCATTGGTGCAACAGGTGCAAATGTGCTTGGTGCAGATACACCTCCACCGCTTCCATACTTAGATGGTATTTGTACCTTGTTAATATTTTTCAATGCAGATAAACCTGATGCAAGTATCGTTGCGGTTGCTGCAACTTTTTGTATAGTACCAAATGGTTCAGGTATTGTGGTATCATTTGCAAGTACTTGCGTTATACCCAAATATGTATTGATCA